GGCACGGTTACCAAAAAGCCTAGTGTCCCTCTTTTTATTCTCCCAGAATTACTATGAAAGGAAACAATCATGGCAACCGCAGGTAAGTTGAGAGGACACAAAGCATTAGCCCTTAAAAGAGACTTGGCAGATAAGAAACTCAGTCAGACACAGTTAGCAGAGAAGTATGAAGTTACACAAGGAGCTATCTCTGAGTTTGGTAGAAGATATAAGGATGATATTGATGCTATTATTGCTGACTTTGACAATGAGTATGCTGGTATATGGGCTGCTAACAAAGCTAATAGATTAACAGAATATCAAGCAGATGTGGATATGATCAATGAGCAATTGGAAACTGTTGATAATCCTCGTAATCTTCGCACTTTATTACAGTTTAAGCAAGCTGCTCTCCGTTCTATTGCTGAGGAATTGGGTCATTTAACTCAGAAGGTAGAAACAAAGAATAGCACTACTACTTATATTGTTGAAGGTGTAGATACTGAGGCAATGAAATGAAACACGTATACAAGCCTAGAGGTGTGTATAAGCAAATACTAGAAGATAGAACAAAGCAGATTCTAGTAGCTGGTCCTGCTGGAACAGGTAAGAGTCGAGCAATCATCGAGAAGATTCATTTCATGTGCCTACTTAATCCTGGGATGAAGGCGCTTATTATTCGTAAGACTCAGAAGTCTTTATCAGCCTCAGCATTACAGACATTAGAGAATGATGTTATTGCTGAGGCTAAGCTTAGTGGTGATGTTAAATGGTATGGAGGATCTGAATCAAAGCCAGCAGGATATCAATACACTAATGGTTCTACTATTGCTATTGGTGGAATGGATAACCCTACTAAAGTAATGAGTACTGAGTATGATTTGATTTATGTTCAAGAAGCTATTGAGGTAACTGAGGAAGACTGGGAATCCTTAGCATCTCGTCTACGTAATGGTCGTGTGTCCTTTCAGCAATTAATTGGAGATACAAACCCTGAAGCTCCTACTCACTGGCTAAAGGCTCGTTGTGATAAAGGATTAACTAAGATGTATGAGACTAGGCATGTAGATAATCCTCGCTTCTTCCAAAATAGTGGTGAACCTACAGCAGAAGGGCAAGCTTATGTGATTGATATTCTTTCTAATCTTACAGGTATTAGAAAGCTCAGACTTTATGATGGTATATGGGCTGGATCAGAAGGATTAATTTATGACATGTTTGATACTACTCTGCATGTTGTCAAGCCTTTTACTATTCCATCTGAATGGGAAAGGATCTGGTCTATTGATATTGGATTTACTAACCCTACAGTAATTCAGAATTGGGCTAAAGATAATGATGGGAGGCTGTACCTTTATCGAGAATTCTACATGTCAGGAAAGACAATGGATGAACACGCAAAAATTGTCTTAGATTACATAACTGATAATAAAGGTAAATGGGTTGAGCCTATGCCTACAAAGATTATTATGGATCATGATGGGCAAGGTAGACCTATCTTTGAACGTGTAATTGGAATGTCATCAACACCAGCACAAAAGAAAGTGTCTGAAGGTATTGGATTAGTTCAAGATCGATTGAAATTAGCAGGAGATGGTAAGCCTAGACTATACGTATTTGATAATGCTTTAGTACAGAAAGACCAGACTCTTATTGATCGTAAGCTTCCTACTACTACAACCGATGAATTCAGTAGATATATTTGGGATGCTAAGAAAGATCAACCAGTAAAAGAATTCGATCACGGCATGGATGCTATGCGATATGCAGTAGCTCAATGCGATATGGGAGCCTCGTTTAGAATGGAATGGGCATAATGAATAAAATTAAATTAGTCTGGGCTAAGGTCCGTTACAGTATTAAGACACATATGAAGAATGCAAAGTCTGCTGCGGCAGAAGCTTATGATTCAAAGCCTAAAGGTATTAGATTCCGATTTAATAAATTCATGGCATTGCATCGTACAAAGATTAATATGTTAGCTGGCTTCGCATCTTTTGTTGTCGCAGGATTCTTTATTAATATTATTGTAGGCTTTATTGTATTAGGTATTGCTCTACTATTAATAGAATGGCTTAGTGGAGGATAAGAATGAGATCACTACTTGGAAATATATTAACTGATAAGGCACCTATTGAATATACAGCTTTAGATGCTAATCAGCAGGGCTTCCTTATGGGACAGCCTGGATATAAGCCTCAATTAAATGCTTATGAATTGAATTCTACTTTATACTCAGTAGTATCATTCTTAGCACAGACTGTTGCCCAAGTTAACTGGGGACTGTATGAGAAAGCTAAGGTTGAAGATAAAAGGCGTCAAGTCTTTACTCATCCTGCGCTTATTGTATTGAACAAACCTAATAACTTTATTACACGACAGGATTTATTTGAAGCTGCACAACAGCATATTGAATTAGCAGGAGAAGCCTGGTTCATTATTGAATATGCAGCTAACAGACCTGTAGGTATTTGGCTTGCACGTCCAGACAGAATGGTTATTGTAAAATCAAAGGCTGAATTCCTATTAGGTTATCAATACCGTAATCCAGATGGTTCAGTACGCCCGCTAGCACGAGAAGAAGTTATTCAGCTTAAGACACCTGATCCTAATGATCCTTATCGTGGATTAAGTCCTGTAGTTTCTTTGCTTTCAAGTATGTATTCAGATAATGCTGCTGAGAGATATCAGTTATCATTCATGAATAACAATGCTATGCCTGCTGGAATTATGGAAATTACAGAGAATATGAATGATGAGCAATGGAAAAGGAATATTGAACGCTGGAAGCAACAGCATCAGGGTCCTTCAAATGCAGGTAAAGTAGCTTTTGTAGAGCAGGGTAAATTCTCACCTGTAGCTTTTACACAGAACGATATGCAATTCCTTGAGCTTCGAGGTTTTACTGAAGATAAGATCCGTGAAGCCTATGGTGTATCTAAAGCAATGCTTGGTGTTGTTGATGATGTAAACAGAGCAAACAATGAAGCACAGCAAGCATCGTTCTCTGAGTACAAGTTGAAGCCACGACTTGAGAAACTGAAGTTAGCTTTAAATACACAACTTCTTCCTTTGTTTGGAAGTTCAACATCATCACTAGAGTTTGATTATGATGATATTACTGTTGAAGATCAAGATAAGATTATCGCCGATAGGGATAGTAAGGTATCTGCTGCTGTAGCACTTATTAACGCTGGTGCAGATCCTATTCAAACACTAAGGGCTTTCGGATTACCTGAGATTCCTTTTGCTGTATCCGCACCAGCTCAAACAGGAGTAAACTAATGAATAACTTTAAGATTGAAAATAGTGGAGACACTACTAAGATTTATATTCTTGGTGCTATTGGTGGATATGATGGTATTCATGCAGAAGATTTAGTACCAGAAATTCACAAGATTAAATCTAATAAAATTGATGTGCATGTTAATTCAATGGGTGGAGATGTATTCCAGGCAACATCCATCTTCAATGCCCTGCAAGAAAACACAGCATTTAAGACTGCTTATGTTGATGGATATGCTGCCTCTGCTGCTTCTTATCTAATCCAGGCAGCCGATGAGATTGTTATGGGTACTGGAACACAGATGATGATCCATGACGCAGAAGGTGGATATCAAGGAAATGTTTCTGGCATTGATGCATTCAAATCTCTATTAGATTCTGTATCGAACTCTATTGCTGAATTCTATGCTAAGCGATCAGGTAAACCTGCTAGCGAATGGCGTAAGAAAATGAAATCAGAGACTTGGTACACAGCAGAAGAAGCTGTTGCCGCAGGATTAGCAGATCGCGTAGCAGGTGGATCTATGAATCCTGCTAATAAGATTAATATGCAATTAGCTTTAACTAACTCAGGATACAAGTATAAAGGTAGAGAGAATGCTCCTGATCCTGAAATTGCTAGTAACAGTAACACACTGACCGATGTATTAACCGATACTAAAGAAGAACAGCCAACAACCTTAAAGGTTGATTTAATTTCTATCTTCGAGAACGCCTTTAAGGAGGCAAACAATGAGTAAGGATAATGGACTTCCTGTTGAGTTAACTAACCTTCTTGCAACTCCAGAAGCAGCTTCTAAAGCTGCTAACGATGGTTCTCTAGCTAAAGCTCTTGAGAACTACAAGGAGTCATTCAAGGCTAATAACCCACAAATGGATGTAGTAATTAAAGAGCATGTTGATGCTGCTATGACAGAGATGCTTAAGAATCAAGCTTCAACAGATTCCCCTCTAAACACTTCAAAGAAGCGTGGAGAAGCTTATTCAAATCTATATAACCCTGTAGCTGAAGGTGCAGAATTAGATACCCTTGGATTTAAAAACGTAGGTGAATTTGCTCAGACAATCTGGCACAACAACCTAACTCCTTCAGCAGAGCAAAAAGCTCGCATGGAGAAAATTCTTAACTACCAAGAGCGTATTCCTTCAGAAGGTGGAATTCTAGTACCTGAAGAAGTACGTGCTGGTCTTCTATCAGCTTCGCTTGAAAACTCTATTGTACGTCCTCGTGCAACCGTAGTTCCTATGTCAAGCCTAAAGCTACGTTTCCCAGCAATTGATTCTACAACTAACGTAGGTTCAGTATTCGGTGGTATTAC